AAAAGCTTAGGCACATGGTTGATGCTATGCTTCATCTTTCTATTGAAAGAAAAGACGAAGATTTCAAGGGCTTACGAGTTCTAGAAACTGTAAAGAATAGATTTGGTGGAGCAGGATGGACTTTCTTTTTAGACTTGAAAAATAACGGCTTTAATGAAGTTGCTAGAATTGGAGTGAGATAACTTGTTTGTAGCTTTAATATGCTATCTGCTAGGATCAGCAGGTGTTTTCTTTCAACATAACTTACAATTCATAGATGATTGGTGGAAAGATAAAACTGTATTAAATGTTTTTTTATTTTCAATACCTATAGGCTTCTTATATTTGAAGTCTTGGACTTATTTTGTACAACAGCTAGGATCTGTATGGTCTGCAAGATTTTTGTTTTTTGGTTTTTCTTATCTTGTTTTCCCTTTGTTAGCTTACATATTTTTAAACGAAACACCCTGGTCACTAAAAACTGTTCTTTGCACACTTCTTAGTATAGTAATAATATTAATCCAATATAAGCTATAAGCGTGCAAAATAGATCTATATTAAATTATAATAATCAAAACAACATATAATAAGGACTTTAAATTGAACATTGATACTTTTATTAATATTGCTAAAGATCTTCCTCCACATATTGCTGTTCTTATAAGAGGTGGAACAGGAATTGGCAAGTCTGCTATTACAGGACAGATTTCAAAAAGCTTGAAAAAACCTCTTCCACTTATCGATGTACGTGGTTCTACAATGTCTGAAGGTGATACTGGAGGTTACCCAGATATTGAGGGTATGAAGAAAAACGGAGTTATGACTTTTTGCATGCCCGCTTGGTTCATTAGGGCTTGCAACGAGCCTGTTGTTTTATTTTTAGACGAACTTAATAGATCTTTACCCGCAGTCCAACAATCCTTCTTTCAGATTGTTTTAGATAGACAGTTAGGAAATGATGAAAACGGCAATCCATATAATTTACACCCAGAGACTCGCGTCTTTGCAGCTGTAAACCACGGATCAGAATATGATGTAAACGAAATGGATCCTGCTTTATTAAGACGATTTTGGACTGTTGACCTTAAGCCCGATATTGATAGCTGGATTTCTTGGGCAACAAAAAACAATATTGACAATATGATTATTGAGTTTCTAAAAACTAGATCAATAAATTTTGCTCCTGATGCTAGTTCCATTGAGCCAGGAAACGTATTTCCTACTCCAGCTTCTTGGACTAGGTTAGATGAAGCTATAAAGTTTATGGCAATTGACTTAGAAAAAGAAGGAAAGCTAGATAAACCTCTGATATATAACATTGCTTCAGGTTTCGTTGGCACACCCGTAGCAATTGAGTTTTCTGACTACGTAGAAAAATACGAGGCTAATGTAACTCCTCAAGATATTTTAGACAGATATGATGATCTAACTAATAAAATTAATAGATTAAGTAATGATAGACTCAATCTGCTAATTGAACGTCTAGGTGAACATGGAAGACAAAATAACTGGACTGTAACACAAGCAGAAAATGCAGCAAAGTTTGGAAAAAGTATATCAGAAGAAATGCTTATTCATATGTGGAGCAAAATTTCTGAAACTAAAAACATTAAAACAATTCAAAACTTTCACAAATTTATTGGCCAATACTTAGTGAAAGTTGTTAACTCAAACAAAGATTTACTAAGTAATTAATAATAAAGTTTATAGTTTTGTATGCGTGCAAATGACTATAAAATTAGTGTATAATATCATTAAGGAGGATAAATGAAAAAAGAAACAACTTCTAATGGAATTAGTAGATCAATAAATGTTTCCCAATCAGATATTGATAACTTTAAACTACAAAGTCATCTAGTAGACCTACTTTGGGACGAACCTTTTTATAGTAGAATTTTAAGAAGCTTAAATAAAATTGAAACTGAAGAGATACCAACTGCAGGAGTTCTTTGTAAAGACGGCGAAATTACAATGTGGTGGAATAGAAGATTTCTTGCTTCACTTCCAAAAAACAAAGTTAAAGGTTTAATTAAACATGAGTGTCTTCATCTAGCTTTTAAGCATACAACTGATAGAAGAAATTCTCCTCATATTATTTGGAACTATGCAACTGATTTAGCTATTAATTCAATTATACCCTATGATGAGTTACCTAAAGGTGGTTTAGTTCCTGGATATCATTTAGAGCCTTTAACAAATGATGATATGGAAAATATGACAAAAGAAAACATTGACATGTTTAATGTTCTTTCAAGTCTTATTGCATCTTTTCCTCAAAACAAAACTTCTGAATATTACTTTGAAAAACTCATGCAAAATGAAACAATCAAAGAACATGCAGAAAAATCAAGTAGTTTCTTATCAGATGGCTTTCCTGATGTTGGCTTTGATGACCATGAAGGTTGGGATGAGATGAGTGCTGAAGCACGAGAAATGATGAAAGAAAAGTTAGGAGAAATATTAAAGTCTGCCGTAGAAGAATCAAATCAAAAAGGATGGGGTTCAATATCTTCTCAAGTCGCAATTACTCTAAACAAAATGATATCAAAGACAATTAAATGGGAAGATGTTTTAAAAAGATTTTGTGGTTTTACGAGAAGAGACGATAGACAATCATCGACTAAGAGGCTTAACAGAAAATATCCTGCAATACATCCAGGATCAAAAAAAATATACAAACCTAGAATTGCTGTATATGTTGATGAAAGTGGTTCAATGCCAGCATCAATACTTGAAAATTTCTATGGAGAGCTAAATAGTTTAAGCTCTAGAACAGACTTTTATATGTATAAGTTTGATGCTGTAGTAGATGACAAGTCAGGTTTTCTTTGGAAAAAAGGTAAAAGACTTAAGATAGAAAGGACAATGCACGGAGGCACAAGCTTTCAATCTGTAACTAAACATGCAATCAAAAACAAAAAGAACTTTGACGGCTATATAATCTTTACAGATGGTTGTGCACCTAAACCTTCACCTTCCCATGGCTTAAAGAGATGTTGGCTCTTGATGCCTAATTGTGAACTAAGTTTTAAAAAAAATAATTCAGATATTTTAATTCAAATGAAAAGTTAACAAAGGATAGATATGTTATACCATTATAACGGCGAAACTTTTAAAATTAAACAGGAAAACAATAAGAATAAATTATATCATAAAGCTGTTAATAAATGGTCGTCTGGTTGGACGTACATTGGCAACTTTAAATCACATGATCTGGCTCAAGCTGCAGCTAGAAAATATACTTTCTAAGAGGAAAAATGAGAAAAGAAAGATTTAAGATTACAATTAGATATCACGGACTAAGAGACTACGATGTGGAAAAAGTAAACTATGTTTTTGATGCGTCTTCACCTAAAGACGCTATTAGAAGAGTAAGCAAAGTGTATAAAAGAATTGAAGACTCTGGCGGAAGGCTTTCATATTATGCAAAGCAATTTCTAGAAGCTGTAGCAATTTCAGCAGAAACTGACCTACTTAACCCTTAAAAAAAAGCAGATTAATGTATAGAAAAATTATTTATGAATTTCTAAACAATATGAAACAGACAACTTCTACAAACGATAAAGTAGAAGTTATGATGCATTCTGAAAAGTCTGTTTTAAAAACTCTATATTATACTTACAACACATTCATACAATTCGGTATTACAGAAAAGGTTCTAGAAAAAAGAAAAGATCTATGCAATATAAATTCTGAATTTAAAGAAGACAAAGGAATGTTTAGTTTACTTGATTCTTTAAATCACAGAATGTTAACAGGTCATAATGCAATAAAAGAAGCGAACGGATTTCTCTACAACAATCCAGACTTAAAGGAAATATTTTATCTTATATTAGGTAGAAATCTAAAATTGCGAGTTTCTGTAAAACTTATTAACAAAGCATGTCCTAACTTAATACCTACGTTTAATGTAGCACTTGCTAACAAGTACGATGAAAAAACAAAAAAGAAAGTAGACTTGCAGAAAGATGTTTGGTATGTATCAAGAAAACTCGATGGTGTTCGCTGCCTTGTTGTGGTGGACGAAAAAGGAAAAGCTAAATCATTCTCCAGAGCAGGAAAACAATTTCATACGTTATCCTTGGTAGAAAAAGAAATAGAAAGTTTAGGCTTTAAAAATGTAGTATACGACGGAGAAATGTGCATTGTAGACAATGATGATAACGAAGATTTTCAAAGTGTAATGAAAGAAATAAAAAGAAAAAACCACACAATTAAAAACGGTTTGTTTCAAGTATTTGACTATATACCCTACAGAATATTTAGCAAAGGCCACGGTGAAGTTGGTACTTTTTCTCAAAGAATAAACACTCTTAACAATATTATTTATAATACAGACGTAGAGTTAAAGCACGTTAAACTTTTACAACAAACGCCAATAAACAATTGGAGCGAATTTAATGTATTAAACAGCAAGGCATCTGATTTTGGCTGGGAAGGTCTCATGTTAAGAAAAAACAGCTTCTATAAAGGAAAAAGATCTAATGACATTTTAAAAGTTAAAACTTTTTTTGATAGCGAGTATAAGGTTGAAGGATTGAATTTTGGACCTTTTAGATACATTAAAGAAGGAAAAGAAGTTGAAGAGGAAATGCTTACTGCAGTAACAATAAAGCATAAAGAAAATACTGTTAATGTAGGAAGCGGATTTACTATAGAGCAAAGAC